CGAGGTCATCCTCCCAATCCCAGAATGTAAGTTCTCCTACGGGAATTATATGAGTACTCGTGACTAGACAATACAGAACTAAATCACAGTTATCAGTTATTTCTGCATCTGGGTGTTCGTCTACTCGAATGAATTTATCACCGTGAAGTATATGATGCGACCCCGTTACATATACATATCCGTTTAATATTTCACTTTTTATCTTGTAAAATGGATCATTTGTTCTATTTTTAATTTGCATCGTAGCATCAACAAGTATACCACCTTTCAATTCTTCCCCCAGTGTTATATCTTTGATACATTTATTCTCACCCGAAGCCATTCTCACCTTTGTATATCCAGAAAAACATCTCCCACCACCGCCCTTTCCCCTGGACTTGGCCCTGGCCTTGGCCTTCCTCATGATCTCCTTCATCTGCTGTTGCATCTTCCGGTTCGCATCGTCCATTCTCTTTTTTGCTTCTTGTCGTTTTTGCCAGTTCGACTTCGCCTTCTTCGGTGGTGGCTTTGGCGCGGGGCGAGGCGATGGAGAAGGACCCTTCGAACCGAATGAGGGTAATCTTATTCTCAACGCCTTTAAAAGCGACTTACATTTACTTTTATTTCGTCTATAATATCTTCTATCCCTGCAGCTACGAACCATTTTTCCACTACGTCGCCGGGCTAGGTAACATCTTTTACGATTTCTCGATCTGTATCGCGTGTTTGCGCACTTCTTCAAGAGTTTAATCGTAGCATTCGAAAGACTGGATGACCCCGTTTGTGCCTTGGGAGCGGACTTTCTGCGCTTCTTTTTGAAGTTGCGTTTCCACTGAATGCTTAATTTTCTATCCATAGATTTCTTCTTCCGGACTCGTTGACATCTTCTACGATGTTTGCGCCTATAGTTTCGATTCTTACATCTTCGCATAGTCGAAATGTCTGTTCTGGTCAGGATGCTTTTATATTTTTTCAACTTTTTATCACGCTTACGGACATCCTTACGTCGTTTCTTTAAGAACGATTCGAAACCCTTGATTCTAGAGCGAGAAATCATGTCTAAAGTTTTATTTCCGAGGATACCCGCCGATAACGCCTTCTTTACGAGTGCTCTACACGTATTTCCCATGTAACCTCTCATCCTAAGATAATGGGCTGTTTTACATCTTCCTAAATCCCTTTTTTCAGTCGGGTTGAGGCGAATCTTCCTTTTCGCTGGAATCTTCCACTCTTTCCCAGCGTTGCTGCTCCGATTAGCAGAACCCGAGGCACGGTCAGACGCTCTTTTAGCACCCGATTCTATTCTACGTCGGTCCGCTTCACCCTTACTCTCAAAATTTTTACCTTGGTTGATTTCTCTGTCTGCTTGGGATTTAGCATCGGAAACTTGCTTGTCATATTTTTTCCGATCTTTCCTATCCTTTTCTTCTGCAGTCGTTTGAGCCTGTTGTTCTTTTTTTATGGAATCGTCTAATTTCTTTTGTGCCTCAGCAGTCTTCTTTTCCTGTTCTTTGCGGGCAGCATTTGCATCAGCTTCAATTTTTCTGGCTTTAGCAATAGCGATTTCATTTTCTTTTCTTACCTTTTCTGCGGCGGCTTTTTGTTCAGGTGTTTGAGCTGAAGCCGCCGCCATGGCCGCCGTAGCAGCTTCTCGAGCCGCTTTCGATTTTGCAATAATAGCTTGTCTCCTTTTTATAGCTTCCGCTCTGCGAGCCTGTAAAAGTTTAAGCTGTTGCATAAGTGCAGCCTTTTTCGCATCGGCTTTAACCTGCTCCGCTGTTCGTACCTTTTCGTCGGACTTTACACGCTTTGCAATGAGACTCGTTTTAAACATTTGAACTTTCTTCGTTTCTTCCTGTAAAGCTTTCTTTACTACCGGGTCTTTAACGGTCTTCTCAATAGCCTGTTGTTTAGCGTTGGATTCCTGTTCGACCTGCTTTTTGGCTTGTGTTGCACTCGCCACAATCGATTTTTGTCGTTTAGCTATCTTTTTATCCAAAGATTTTCCATAATCGGCAACCTTTTTTTCAACCGCCTGCTGTGGGCTCGGTGGGGCAGCTGAGCTAAAGAGTGATAATATAGCTCCCATTACTATTACAGTACAAAAAAATAACGTGCATATCATGTTTTTACAATGAAATATCATATGCATATTGAATAATTTCAAATATCGGTGTTTAATAGTTATTCCACGTCGGCAATTTCAGTGCGCGAGCCTTATCACGTATACGGCGACATTTACCTGGTCGCATCCTGCGGTAGTTCTTGCTTCTGCAATTTCTCAACGTATTATTTTCTCGCGCGCTCAACGACATTTTAGATTTCACTGGGGGAGGGCGAGGCGCGGGTGGAGGCGGTCGTCCGTACGACGGCGGGATGAATCCTTTGGACCCCGCCGAACCTATAGCTTTTTTAGAAATTCTCGCCCGTTTTTTTTCTAACCTTTTACAACGTTTTTCGTTCCTATTACGGCGCTCTCGCCAAGGCGGGCTACCATCGCGAGGAATGCGGGCACACTTGCGGAGGATAAATTTATCCTTCCTGGTGAGTTTTTTACCCCAGTTCTCCTCGTCGATGCGCTTAGCGACGGCGTCCGCGTCCGGGGGAGGGGGACGCACAGTAACACTCTGTTTCATGAAGTGCTTCGTGAGCTCCTTTTTCGATGGTAGTGTGATGAACCCCTTCTCAGTCGCGACCTCACATCTTTCACGATTTCGCATCTTGTAGTACCTACTGCTACGACACCTTTGTATCAACCCATTGTGTGTCATTATTCGGCGTTTCTCTTTCTTCGCGTGACGATGCGCATCCCGACGCGCGCGTGATCTCGCGCGGCGCTCCTCGCGTGTAAGTTTGTTTGGAAATCCTTTGGGCATTTTGGGCATTTTGGGCATTTTGGGCATTTTGGGGAGCTTAAACCTATTTTTCTTAGATTCTCTAGCCAGCTTTCTTATACGTCTTTCCATCTTTTTCAACATGGACATGGGTATATTTAATTTTTTAAACAGGGGTCTACATCTATCCCTGAACTCTCCTTTATTATCAATTGCATTCGTGGCAGTATTACAAAATTTCATTGATCGACATATATCAGTTCTTCGTTCCTCATAACGTGAACATTTCGTTCGCAAATCTAGCATTCTTTTTTTCGCGTCCCTTTCTTCAGCTTTAACTGTTTTTAAGAACTTGGTAGTTTTATTAAGGGTTTTTTCCTGTTCTTTTCGAGCAGCCTTTGCAACTTGAGCAGCCTTTATAGCTTCTTTTTCTCTAGTTTCAGACGCTTTCCTCTTTTTTACAGCTTCATCACGCTGCGCCTGGAGAAGTTTTATTTTTTCTTCTAATTCAGCCTTTTTAGCTGCATTCTTTACCCGCTCAGCTTTCAAAGCATCCTCCGTCACTTTAGCGTTACTAACGATCATTTTTTTCTTTACAGCCGTCTCTGTATCTACTTCTTTCTTCATGGAATCTTTAACAATTTCATCTAACTTTACATCGTCGTCTATAGTTTTCTTTTTAGTAACAGCTTCTTTGTCGGCTTCAATCACTGCTTTTTTAGTTTCTTCAACATTTTTCTTCTGTTTCTTAGCTACACGTTTCTCTAAGTTTTTACCGTATTCAACCACTTTATTAGTGGCGGCCTGCTGCTGGGGTTGACCAAGGCCTAATAATGATAAAATAGCTCCCATTATAATTACATGATAAAATAATATCTATTCTGTTACAAATCCTAAAATTCTACGTTGTTTATTTGTTGGTTTTGATACGGGCAAGCATATATCCTTTTGACTATGTACCCATTTATTTCCATCATATGCAGCCCACGGTATATCGTATCGCTCTATCATCTTTCTACACATGACGCATGGAACCGATTTAGCATCTCCGAGTGTGTTTGATCTCTGAATAATAAGATGACCGTGTTTCCTGATTAGCCAATCACGGAATTGGTGTGGTTTATATCCATGTTTTAAACATCGTATATACAAACGGCGTATTAATTGTCTTTCTGCACACATGTGACTGTTACTATCTATCACAAGTACACCCTTCGACATTGAACTTTGAACAGTGCAATATTTCATAACGAATCATGAAATTTCGTGTAAACATATTTTAACTTAAGTGTATTCATTAAACGTCCGGGAGTGTATCGGTGCGTTTGATGATAATGATCATCGTCGTATCGTTTATTAGTTAATGGGTGCAACAGCCTTTGCCTCCTGGGTATTAATTTGATTAGCCTGCCTCGCCTGTATATCTTTCATTTTTTTAGTCTCATCAATCGACTTATCTAAATGTTTTAAAAGTTTAATAGACTCTTTAAGATTTATAGCTTTCATGGCCATGTCCATAGCTTTAATCATATCACCTTCGAAATTTTTCATAGCCTGTAAATTCTGTTTTTCTGGGGGAGTGGATAGAAACTCTCTTCTTATTTTGAGAACTCTCTTCATTTCAGAGATAGCCGCTTTAAGAGCTGCAGCTATCTTCGGTTGAGTAGATTCAATTTTAGCTGTGAAAACAGACTTTTCGGTCATCTTTACTGTAAGACGATAAAAAATTTACATGCCCATGGGAGAAGGGCCGACACTCTCAGCATCGGAGTCGTCATCCTCCTCATCGTCCTCTGAATCGACTTCATCCTCATCATCCTCTGAATCAGAGTCGTCATCTAAACCCTGAACCTCTGGCGCCTCGGCCATTTCGTCGAGAAGCCCCTTAAGTTCTTTCTCGAGCGCCTCGGGGCTCTCCTCGAAACCCTCGGCTACCTTGAGCATCTTTGTAGCCCAAAGGAAAAGAATGGTAATAATAATACCGTATACAAAATAAGCGGGCTTGCTGGTAAAGGTCTTGGGGATCTTCATACTAGTTTATAAAGTACTGATATTTTTTTTCTGGGTGTAATAATAAATGAGACCAACCACCGACGTCCTGATAGAAGCGGGTGTAATAGGTTTAATGAACATGTTTATCGTCTGGGTATTTACTAAGGTATCATCGTTGCGTAAAATACCGCTCATGTGGAAACTTTTTATAGCAGGCGCCCTGATACATATCCTTTTCGAGGTATTGGGAGCTAATAAATGGTGGTGTCAGAAAACGTATTAATAATCAGCGCTATAGACGCTCCTAAAGGAAAAGTGGGGGCGTAAAACCAAAACTAGAATATGTGTAGCTTATAAATCGTCGCTTCTCTAACAGTCTATCTAGATCGTAAGAGATAGCCTCGCGGTGTTCTCTGTGTATATCATTTTGTCTGTTGATGTATTCGTTATAAAAGTGCCGCTCGACACATTTTAGTAGTTTTTTAGTATATCTTTTGTTTAGTTGTTCCAAAGTACCTCTCCCAGCGAACACGTCCATCGAGGTGTTATCAAAAGGAAAACACTGTGGATACGTTTCAATTAGTTTCTTAAACGTATACTCAGGTAGGCTCAAAAATCTAGAGCGACAGTAGTCTTTGACTGATTTAGTTTTCACGTGACGAGTTGCATTCCGAATCACTCCATATAATTTCATTTCATTCTTCTTGTCTTTGAATTCTACACCGATAGAATTATACTCCATATGAAGAAGGACACGTTCTACCTCAGGGTCCTGGTGAGGACGTTCTGGTCCCCATGCATTTCGAGTTTCGTAAATCAGACTGTCTAACCATGACTCAGGCTCGTTCGTCCCACCGCCACTCGAGAGATATCCCGGGACCTGGTAACTGTCCAGATCTTCTAGGTCAGGCAGTTCATATTCTGGTTTATTTTCAATAACCGGAAATAAATTCTTCATGTTCTGACACATTTTCATATAATCTCCTTCAGGTAGGCTATGTGAATGTTCGTCTATAAGTTGCATCAATTGTTTTAAATCTTCCATTAAACGTTATTTCGTAATAAAGTCTATTCTTTAAACTTAATCGCGATAATGTACATTAAAAAATATTACATTAACTCAGGTAATGTACAGAACGACGTATGATAAGTCTAGTTGTCAGACGGGGATAGTACATATAGGCTACGGTGCATTTCATCGCGCGCACCAGGCTGTGTATATAGATGATTACATGCAGCAAACCGGGGACTTGCGATGGGGGATTGTTGCAGTCAATTTACGTAATGAAGGATTTAGGGAAATAGACGACTATATCGTTAAAACCCCGAACAATTATAGACTTGTGCGGTCTCATTTGGACTATTTAGATTGGACTAAAAATAGAACAGTCGCTAAGCATATGCTCACTTTACCTTCTGTAAAATTAATAACCATAACCGTTACGGAAAGTGGTTATGCACCGAATTCTCCTCTTTTTGAATATTTGGCCTGTGGATTACGAAATCGAAATACACCTATAACTATATTGTCTTGTGATAACAATCAACGTAACGGACTTGTATTAGAAAGTCAGTTTTTAGCATATTTATATCAAACAAATCAATTTGAACTCGCCGAATGGATCCGGGAATATGTCAAGTTCCCGTCATGTATGGTTGATCGAATAACACCTCGTACTACAGATAAACTCAGATTTGAAATAGATAATACATTCCCAGGTTTCGGACTTACATGTGTACAAACGGAAGAATATACACAATGGGTTATAGAAGAAAAATTCGCAACAGATTTCCCAGATCTCACGAAAGTTGGGGTAACAATAACACATGATATCGAACCATACGAAGAAAGTAAGATCCGCATTTTGAACGGTGCTCACACGTCATTAGCTTATATAGGTGTTCTTTCTGGTTATAACACGTTTGATGAGGTTATGAATGATAAATTGCATCGTCAGCATTTCAGGCGATTACAATCCGAAGAAATTATACCTTCAATAGAAATAGACCTACCGTTTGATGTGTACGAGTACGTAGACCAGGTAGAAAAACGCATATCAAGTAAACTTAACACAGACGAACTAGAACGTATATGTATGGATGGTTTTACAAAATTTCACACGTTTATAGTACCGTCGCTGCGTAAATGTTTAGAGCAAGGTAAACGCCCTATACATATATATAAAAGTATTGCAGCTTGGTATATATATTCTAGAAAATTTGCAAAAGGGTGTTCAAAAATAAAATACAGTGAACCAAATTGGATTTTACTGCGTCCTCTTCTCGAAGATGGAAATATAGACGCATTTGTAACTAACGAACGATTATGGGGAGATATTCCTAAACAATATATTACATTTACACGTGATCTAAAAACTATACTCATGTCACAAACGTACGAAAAAGAGATCGACCTTATCGGTGAATAAACTCCATGTGTCTCTGCGGACAATATGTAGTCGTGCTTCCATTCGGAAACTGAACCTCGTAGTACGTGTCAGAATCACTCTCACTCACTCGACGATACGAGCGCGTAGTTACACCGTCAGGTGAAGCCATGATCGCGTCGTAGACATGGCCCGGAATCGAGTCAATATCCAGTGTATCGGGAACAGTGTTAAACCTGTATGACGTATACTCATCCTCATCTTCATCATCCTCATCTGGATATCGAGCGTTATCCGTGTTTGCCCAATCAGCGTGAAGTAAAGTCACATCCACTGTGACGTTCGCTTGTTCAGGGGTAGCTGAACGTATCGACGGTGAATATTCGGGCATCTGAGACATTGTCATTGGTTCATTCTGATCAAGCAGAAAACTCGGGGGTTTGACTTTATCACGAATTTCCTTTATGAGATTCGCAATCTCAAGGTAATCGCCGTCGGGAAGAGCCTCTGCGTTTTTATCAATGAGAGCCATGAGAGAATGGAACATATCCATACTTTGAGAAGATTGTGTAAATGAATTTCTCACGCGTTGTGCAGTTTGTTGAAGAACACGTCTCGAAGAACGTCGCATTTTTTTACTTTATATTAAAATAACTTAAGTCTTATTTAAGTTTCTAAACGAAGTTGAATGTCTCTTAATTACATCTCTGAACTCTTCGTATCGATATACGAAATGTTCGTACCCACTTTCGTTGTTATAATCCAATTCATCATAAATACACTCTATCAAGGTATTTAGGTCGCGACATAACTTATCATCTTTAGATCTTCTTTCAGGAATACGGTATTTTGGTCCCATAACCTTTTTTTTGAAATATGCAAGTAAATTCTCACATTTCAAAACGAGTACTTTTAAATCTTGTCTTTTGCTGAAAATAATGTTTTCTTTTGTTTTTTGCAATACATCACCCGAATTGTGTATAATTCGTCTTTCGTTACATTCGTTATATGCGACTATATATACACCGTTTGTAATCTTTTCTGTTAACGATTCCCGTTTTTGAAAAGCTTTTGTGGGTATAGTAATTGCGTTGTAGATGTTCTTGAGTAAACTGGACATTTTCTGGGAGCGGGTGGAGGGTCGATGGGGTATGGGGTGTACAAAACTTCTTTCCAGATACGACGTTGAATATCTGGACAGAGGGGTGCAGTAGCTTGTAAAAATGCGATAGCAAATTCGTGAGAATAAACACTCACGTAAAAATCCATTAATCTTCTTTGTTAATTTTTTCTTCGTTATTAGTTTTACTTAAGTCGGCGTTGTTCTCCTCGAGCCACCTTTTCCGTTTGAGCCACTTTTGTCTTTTGATAGCGATATACTCAATATCTATGTCGAGAATAATTCTACACGGAGCATCAACTGTAGCACATTTCACCCACTTGAATATATTCATCGTATAAAAAGGTGCGTTAAAATATAACGTCTTAGCGATAGCATATAAATATAATTTGACGTCACGTGACCACTCTACCATGAAGTTATCGACACCCGGTCCGAAAATGGATCCAATATCTTCAAGTTCTTCGAGTTCTTCAATTTCGTTCATTATATATTACGATGGTTTATTTTTTTTATACCCCTTTATATCCTTGTACATGTCTATCCATACGATACCTGCAAGTGATGTAAACCAAGTGAGCACCAATTTAATGTTCATATTATATCACAAGCTTTTTTTCGTGCCCTACACGCAAATCAGTATTTATCCATATCTTAAATCCGGCATCGGTAATTCTCTTACAAAATGATACATCTTCTGAAAAAACTTGAATAACGTTCTTACCGTTAACCGATATTTCTTCATGAGGATAATTAAAATACGGATGTTCGATCTTTTCCAAAACATCCCTTGTACACGCGAAGAAACCCATACCACTGTATACAACTTCGTGATGTTTCGTGTCCTTATCTAAGTCATTTAAACCTATATACTTGTATGAACCATTTTTTATAAAGTGTGCAGCGTCCCAATCTTTCACGGCGGAAATTGAATCAGCGGTTCCCATGGTTCTGTATATACCGGAAATCACCGGGTATTTATCGGTATCCTCAATTAGTTCAATTACCTGATTAAATGAAAATAAAATATCAGAATCGATCGTTACCCAGACGTCATATTCAACTTTACCATCATACGGCTTTTGTTCAGCCCCACGTAAAATGTTCAACCCTAGATTCATCATGCGCGTAAATGGGACGTAAGCTGAATAATTATTAGCGAGTGCTACTTTATAACCAGATTCAGTGAGTTTCATAAGACATTCGGACCACATCATTAGAAAATCACCGGAATAATCTTTTCCCGGAAACGCGAATATAATCGACTTCTTATGAATTGTTTCTACTTCAGTCATGTATAAAAAATATAAATCATTTCTTTAAATTACAATTATCTAGATAATCTACTGTGAACATATTCACAGAATCTCTTTAGTTTGGGGGTAATAACACTATTCCATTTCTCGTCATCTCGTATGTACATCTCGGTGTGAGTCTCATCACCCCTTTGCTCCTCGAATCTACATTCATCGACGTTTAGCATTTGCATCAAAGTCTGACATCTGACCCTGTCGACCTCGGTCATTCCATGGTACTTACTGTCGGTACGATCAGTTACATCCACAATTACACTTTTTCCCTGTGAATCTGTGATTAGCTTATCAACATATCCGGTGAGTACATATTTTGTACCCTGAATAGTGCATATATGATGTTTGTAGTATTTCTTGTTGGAAATTTTGTTACCAATCTTACAATATAATGTATCTCTTATATATTCGCATATAAGAGTTTTTTTCGTATCATTCAAATTGGTTTTCAATCCGAGTTGAACGTTAACAGCCTTTACCTTATTTTCAACGTCCCTAATACGCTTAGATTGAAACAATAGAGCATCGACGATAATCCTGTATACCACACTACTTTCCCTTTGAAACCTATGAACAATATCATTTCGCCTTATACCACGGTCGGTTAGGGAATAATAGTTAGATATCACTATTTTAGCAATATCTATAGGCTTTTTAAACCAATTCGCACCGGAGATTGATGGAACGTCTGATACATTAATGTTGATAGTATCCAACCCATTAGGTGTACACTTGAACTTTATATCACGTACAATAGAGTAAATAACTCCACATGCACGTGAATCTTCCAAAGCATCGTGGGCGTTAAATCCTTCACCCGTAATATGTTTAAATAATGTTTGACACTTATTATCAGGTGTGTCCAAGTAAGACATCTTAGCCATATCAAGTGAACACACGAAATTTAAACTTTCGAACGGTTTTGTAGATAATCCATATCTGTAACATTCGCTAAACAAAACATTCTTATCGAAACTCGCGTTATGAGCAACGAGTGTGGTGCACCTCGATTTCTCGATAAAATCGATAAATTTTTTATATACTTGAATGAAAGGTAAACCATTACATAAAGCATGCGAATGTGTAATCTTATGAATATGTGTAGCTCCTTGTGTATCTTCTGAATGCGAACCTAACACATATCCATCTGGGTATACAATAGAATGAAGAGATTCAATTTCTCGACCATGCAACGAAAATTGGACTGCGGCTATAGAAGCCATTCTACATCCACTGAATAAATGGTATGTCTCAGGAGTAACCTGGTCGACGTTTTTGGGTGGACGACCAGACGTTTCTGTATCCCATGCGATGTAGCCCATGTTATTTTTGATACTGAAATCTTTATATTAAACTTCTAACTTAAGTAACATTATTCATCGAAGTCATCTACACCAACGTCTTCCGTCACTGTATCATCGGCATCCTCTTCTTCCTCATCTACTAACCTTTCATCTTCTTCGGGTGCATCGTCGTCATCGTCTTCGTCATCTTCTGGTGGAAGGGCGTCATCTTCTGGGGGAGGGGCGTCGTCCTCTTTCTCAACTATAGGTACGGGTTTCGCCTTTACAACCTTCCTTCTTGTATTCGATTTGTCGAAAATTTTTTCAATTATACTGGTAAGTTTTTTCGTAAATTCGACGCGCTTTTTTGCATTTTTATGAATTTTCTCGATAAATACGTCAGAATATCCAACAGCCTTGTACGCTGCAATCACATTCTTTAAAGGAGGTGTTTCACATTTAGAATAATACGTATCCCATAGTATAAGAAAATGCGGAATAATCTTTAGTCTTACTTTTCCGGATTTTAATATGGTCCATTTCACGTAAACCTTGTCCACGAAATCAACGTGTTTCTCTGGAGCTTTTATGTCCGGGTACCTACAAACACTTTCAATTACATCCGGTTTTTTAAACGGTACATTGTATGTTTCATAATTTTTACGAAGTGCTTCTACATAATTATCGGCGTTTTGCACCGAAAACTTTTTAATTGGTGTACGTTCAATTGAAGATTTGTTATTAATTATATCGGCAACTACACCTTTCACGGGTCGAACGAAAGGTGTGGGTGGTGGGTGAAAACGACGAGTGGGTCTTTTCAACATCTATATTAATATTATAATTCTATTCTCTAACTTAAGTTCCATTTACTCACACTCTACCGCAACAATAATCCAATTCGCACCCAATTACGTGATGAGCCTGGAAATTTTGAAGAGAACTATACGGCCCCCATAATTCAATCACCTTGCGATTCTTATCGTACCAAATGTAAGAAAGATCAAGAAATTTAGTCAGCCAGTAAAATCGTTTACCTTTTTTACCGATGAACTTATAAAGATCATTCTCCGAATAATCGGAGACGTCCATTTGGCTATAATGTGTATTTGGTGGTGTATACGGCGCCATCTTATCTACTTAACGCGATTTTCGTTTAAGTATGTTTACATTCCACAACACTTGGTAGCGTACCCTTCCTTGCCGTGTTTTCCGCATCCGTACTTTTCGGCGGCCTTGGGGCCACCTGTCATTTTATGAGCCGCGCCATATACAGACGCACCTACAAGTATAAGCAATCCAATAAAGGCGATAGTGCCCATGGTCTTGTTGTATAAATTAGCCTTGGCCATTGTTTTATATCTTATACAAATAAAATAATCACTTTCCTTTATTCCGATCCATGCCCCCTCCTGATTGTTTTTTCGAAAGGTAATCTATCAACCATAAAACAAGGGCAATAAAAATAATACCTATGAGAGAAGCTCCCATCTGTTTAATAAACGCATTGGAGGTCAGGAACATCATTTTATAATATATAAATATATTATTCAAACTCGTATTCTTGTTCATCGTATAAACTTATATCGGATTCATTATCAGATTCGTCTGTCTCGTCTGAGTCTTGTTCATAGTCCAAATCGAAATCTGAATCGTCTAAACAGTCGTAATGTATACCGTCTGACCGCAATACGTAATTTCCTGTATCTTCTAAACGTTGAGAATCGTAATACCCTGAAACGGAATCACGGGGTATAGAATGTGGTGAGTCGTAATCAAATTTATAAGCAATCTCGTCTTCTTGAAATACTAATGAATAAACGTCATATACGTGATGATGTACGGCTTTAATTTTGCATATCTCAGAAAAGCCTTCCACGTATTCAACATCTATTAATTGACCTTCCATGTGTTATTTACTTGTTTTATTCTTAAAGTAACATTTTCTCACGTTATATTAATGAATATATCACCCGCTAAAAGTTCTAATGACGCAGCGATGTTTGATATCGACGATACCCTCATTGATTCTAGTACAGGTAAAATCAAGGAGAATGTGTATAAACTATATGTACAGTTGCAAAAAATGGGTTATAAAATGGTCATTATTACAGCGAGACCAGGGTTTCAGAATAACGTAAAAAACACTCAAAGTGAGTTAAGTAAATTGAATATTACATACGATGAATTAGTATTTACTCCTCCCTCAGGAAAATCGATATATAAACGACAATCCAAGTATAATTATATGATATCCGTGGGAGATATGGATACAGATCTCACGGACTCTAAGTATGCAATTAAGATTTCCAATTAGACTTTCCAATTAGACTTGCATATATGACAGGTAATAAACACGGTCATGGGTTCATCAGCTGATCTCGTTTGCATCTCATAATACGTAGTTTTCCAATCTCTACATTTTCCACATTTAAATGCCCCCTTGTAATCCGGGTCTTTCAATACAAAATTACCTTCCTTTACCTCGTTTCTCTCCATACTCTTTTTCATTTCACGCGCCAGGGGACCCTCCGGCCATAAAAAATTAGGTGGTGTATTAACGATGTTGTATGCTTTCAGCTGACCATTGAGTATTCTCGTCTTCAGTGATTCAGAGTTTCTAAGACAGCTCTGAATCTCGAGAAACTTGGTCTTATACCTATTTACATGGCGATGATTATCGGATGCAGGTGTATCACCTACACTGTTAGATTGTTTGATTGCCCAGTTATAAATAGATTTCTCGAAATTAACACACCTGGTATCATCTACAGGTAAATCGATTAATTCCGATAATCTCTTAGTTACAAATTCTCTCGACATTTTATTTTTTATGATAAATTAATAGCGACTTAAGTGGGGCATCGCTTTTCTAGCACACTCGTCATATGATTCAGGTGAGCATGTATTGAAAGGATCTCTAACTCTATTACCATCATTTGAATGTTTCCTGACACCCTTCCAGTGTGAATCCAGTTGTAGTAGATGAGTGACTCCGACGTAATACTTCTCGTTGCATTCAATAAGCACAGCGGCGACAATCAGTAAAAGTATTGCAAATTTTAAGGATATCTCCATATATTAATAACAACTTTTTTATTTACATATCCTAGATGACGAAAGCTGTATTAATACACGAGAAGTTAGATGACGTGGTAGATATAGACATAGATACGGAACCTGTAAAAAATGAAATATTTAGAGTATTACAGGGTCCAGCTACATTCATAGGTCAGTGGCCTGAAATTGATGTAGTAATCATGAAATGTGTAAGAGGTGGTGATCCATGGGCTGATATAGAAAGAAACGAAAACATTCTTCCGCCGCCGTTCAACAAGGAAAAGGTTTTAGGTAAAGTATTACTAATGCGAATGGATATAGATTCCGAGCCACAAGATTTTACATTAGATGAATACAATAAATTTATTTTACAAAAGACTCAGGAATAAACGCCGATCCACGCAGAACGGCCTGTGAATATTTCAACGCGAGTTGAAAATGTACATCCGCCCAATCTAGAGGGTTCTTAATCTTAGCTTTACACGGGTTATCATTGACCAATTGTACTATATCCATTTTTTTCTTATTAGTCATGATATCATTCATCGCATCGTCAACCTTTTGTAACCATAGTACATGCGATTCACTGGTGGGGTCGAACTTAGATACGAACGACATTTTGTAATATACACTTACATATTCTTTAAACTGTAATCTAACATTTCTCTATACAACATTTCATCAACGACGGCGTCTACCTCTTGCCCACTCATTTTAAACGACATAACATCGTCGTATTCAAATGTGTGACAATAAAAATACTCTATACCAGACATAATAGACAAATCGTCTAAGTCTTGTCGATTTTTATACGTAACTTCTAAAAGACCTTTATACGTTTCGGAATCGCGTTCAAAATAATGATTAACCTTTTCGACCGGAAGCGCGGGCACAGATAAATTTACACAAGGCCATTTACCAAATTCAGCCCTATGCTCCGAAATATACGAAGCATAATTATGGGCTATTTTATTATCTTTAAAACATATGAATCTAGACTTTGCCTTCCCGTCGAGTATAGTCGCAGAGCCCACGTGTTTAAGTGAAACAAAATAAAAATCGGTCATTCTTATTATACTTTAAGATTAAAACCTTAAATATTGTATATGCAGTTTCCTAAAACTACTGGACAGTGTACATATCTTCGTGCTCTTCAAACAGCGAAACCCATAATAATCGCAACGGGTCCAGCTGGTTCGGGTAAGACCATTCTTGCATGTCAAGAGGCTTCTACGCGTTTGGCTCATCGTCAGTATGATAGGATTATTTGTACACGGCCGGTGGTGGCCGCGGACGAAGATTTGGGATACCTTCCCGGAGACATGGGAAGTAAAATGGAGCCATGGGCTATTCCGATGCTAGAGTTCATAGAGAAATACTTGACTCATAACCAGGTTCAGTCGCGTGTGTATATAGAACCACTCGGATTCATGCGGGGTCGAACGTTTGATAATACTTTCGTGATAGCGGATGAGATGCAAAATAGTACCCCTAATCAAATGAAGATGCTTCTCACACGTTTGGGTGCGAATTCAAAAATGATAGTTCTCGGCGATCTTCAACAGAGTGATCTTCCTACAAGGAATGGACTCGAAGATATCATTGATCGCGTAGATTGTATAGAAATGGATCATTTAGAATATGTAAATATGTCCGATGAAGATGTATTGCGTCACCCAGCCGTGGCTGAAGTACTCGCCGTCTATAAAAATTAAATCTAAACATATAACAGAATGCAAATCTTTGTGAAAACGCTCACAGGAAAAACAATCACTTTAGAAGTTGAACAGTCAGACACAATTGACAATATCAAGGCTAAAATTCAGGATAAAGAGGGTATTCCACCCGATCAACAGCGTCTCATTTTCGCGGGTAAGCAACTCGAAGACGGTCGAACTCTCGGGGACTACAATATCCAAAAGGAGTCGACGCTTCACCTTGTCTTGCGTTTAAGAGGCGGTGCGCGAATGACGGCAGATAGAATTCGTAGAATGCGAGCGGCTGGGGTACAGCTTCCCGGAGCCAGGGCAACGCGGTCGCCGGCGACGAACCGCTCCAATTCCAATTCCAATTCCAATTCCAATTCCAGTTCATCATCTTTCACTAGACAAGTACGAGCACGCGTTTCGTCTCCCCCATCTAATACACGTCAGATACGCTACAACTTTAATAGGTTTGGAAATTCCATGGCGATTAATAACAATAATAATCTACCCCGAATGGGGAGTCCTGTGGTAGCCAACAATCCCACACCAGCAAAGAAACTAAGAGAAAAGGCTGATAGAAAGAGGATGAAAGCATCTCTCAGTATGAAACGACGTTTAATCGCAAGTGGCCAGATCCCGGGTGGTCGGCACTGGGATGGGAAACGATGGCGCAATCTTAATAAAACCAACGTGAAGGGATTTTACCTGAGTGATTTTACCAACGCCGGTGCCGTGAAGCATATAAAGAAACATAAACGAGTGTATCTTAACGTAGACGTGCGCAATGCTAAGGTGCAACACGTATACGATAGGGATGGTATTATTCGTCTTCTCGTAAATGGGGGATATATGGCTAAAAGCCCTTTAACACGTAGAAATTTTAACCTTGAAAACGTTATGCCGTATTAAGATGTTTCCTACACACAGCGCTATACATATCACTTCCTCCTATGAGTTCTAGCGTTCGATCCGCCACCTTACGTTGTGTAAATGGACCAGGGTTTCCATTGTTACATACCATACACAAAGCCGAGAGTTTAGTGACCTCCGATGCAAGTGGAATGCAATCGATCAGTTCTCCAAACTTCCGTTGATACGAATCCCCGTCCAATCCAGTAAGAATAATGGTTTTACCCGTCACCAATACACATTCTACAAACTTCTTCAAACGTGGAAAAAATTGCGCTTCATCTACGGCTATTATATCAGCTTCGTCAAACTCGTCGGTGTAAATGATATCAAATAGATCGTATACTTTATGACAGTTGAATTTTACGTTATCATGTGTCTTAAGTACTTCGTCAGGTGATCGTGTATCTTTTGCAGAGTTTACGACGAGTATTTTTT